ATGGTTAGACGAGGATAAAGAAAAAGTAAACCAATACGCGCGCGCGAAAGAGATTTACGCAGATAAAGTATTTGAAGATATTGTTTTGATTGCAGATGGCACAAATGATGACGTTTTTGTTGATGAAGATGGTATAACACAAACCAATCATAATATAATACAGCGTGATAGATTACGTATTGACGCTCGCAAATGGCATTTATCAAAACTTAACCCTAAAAAGTATGGTGAGAATAAACAAATTGATTTAAACCTAGATGACAAAAGATTAACACCAGAAGAACGAGCAAAAGAAATCGAAGAGTTAAAAAAGATGCTTAATGGGTCTTAGTGATTTACAAATATTAAGATTAAAAAAGCTACTTAAAGAGCAAAAAATAGACCTTTTAAACGAAGGTCTTTTTTGCTTTAATGATAAAACAAATCCTAACTATAAGTTTCTTTATAATGCCATAATAAACCAAACTTATGACGACAAACAAGAACTAATAAAAGGTTATAGAGGTGTTGTTTTAGAGGGAAGTTCAAGAAGCGGTAAAACATGGTCAGGAATAGATATAATTATATGGCTTTGCACACAAGTAGAAACATCATGTACTATAAATATCTATCGTGAAACATACAACGAGTTCAAAACAACATTATACGACGATTTTAAAAGGCGTTTAGATGACTTTGGTTTAGATAATCCTTTTCATAGAGCCAAAGAAATAAGAAGTTTTAAAATCAACGGAAACACTATATTTTTCTTAGGTGACGGAAAACATGGTGGCTCTTGTGATTATGCTTTTTATAATGAAGGAATGTTTATTGATAATCATGTATTTGACCAGTCAGAAATGAGGTGCCGTAAGTTTTGGTGGATGGATTATAACCCTAGTTTTACAGATCATTGGGTTTTTGAACGTATTATACCTCGTGATGACGTTGGTTTTTTAAGAACCACTTTCTTAGATAATCCTTTTATATCAGCTCAAGAAAAAAATAAAATACTATCTTACGAGCCTTGGGAAGTTGGCAGTTATACCGTAACAGATGACGGTGTGTTTTATCAAGGCGAGTTAGTAAGTGAAAAGAATCAACCACCAATAAATATAAGAAATCATAACAACGGAACTGCTGACGAGTTCATGTGGAAAGTTTATGGATTAGGTTTAAGAGGCGCAATGAAAGGCGTTATATTTGACCGTATAAATTGGATTGATTCATTCCCTGATATGGATTACACTTATGCAAATGACTTTGGTTTTACAGCCGACCCTAATTGTTTTGGTAAATATGCAGAAACAGAAACAGATATTTATATTGAGCCTTTAATATATCAACCAATAGAAACACCTGAAGAGTTATTTAACACATTACAGGCATTAAATATTGAGGTGTATAAACCTATTGCTTGTGATAGTTCGGATAAATATACAGGCGAAAACAAAGGAACGGTTGAGATGGTTAAAGGTATTCAAGAACTTGGATATAGTCAAGCGTTTAAGATTAGCAAAAAGAAGTCAATTATGTATTGGATTTTGTCAATGAAAAATAAACGCATAAATGTCGTTAAAAATCACCTTTGGAAACAAGTAAAAAAAGAGCGTGAAAATTATAGATTTAAAGAGGTTAACGGAATACTAATAAATCAACCTATTGACGCTTACAATCACTTTTGGGACATGGCTAGATACGGTCATATGAGTTGGAATGAAGATAATTACGAAATTATTTGGTAATTATTAAAATATTTTGTATAAATTTGCATAAATTGTACTTTAATGACATACACAGAGGAAGAAATTAAAGCGTTATTAAAAAAACATTCTGAAAAGACAGAACAATGGGTTTTAGACGCTAGAAAAAACAGCAAAACCCTTAGGGCTTTAGTTACAGGTGATGGATTCGATGAAGAACTTATTGAAAAGATTGAACATTTAGAAAGTGCTGAACGTGCCGAAGTGCGTAAAAAGTATGCTAAAGATATTAGAGATTTATTTAATAGAGTAATGAAGAAACGCCAAAATATATTTGATGCTAATGGTGGTTCTGAACAAATGCAATTAAATAACGAGACTATTAAGAAAGCATTTGACGAAAGATTATCTAACTTTAAATCTAATAAGTCTCTTTACAAATACCTTTCAGAGAATTACTTTCAGTTAACGGACATTGACCCTAATGGGGTTATAATGTTAGAGTACAAACGCAAACAAGAAGATTTTGATTTATACCCTTCTTATAAATCTATTGAACACATAAGATACTATGAAGATGACGGACAAACAGTTGAGTATATTATTTTCGAGCCAAAGATAAACAAAGAAACACAGGCTAAAACATGGCGTATTGTTGATGATAAAACAGATTATACTTTTTTAGAGTTAGCAGGTTCGTTCACATTAGTGCCAGATAAAACATTCCAACATCCATTTGGTAAAGTTCCTTGTTTAATACTTTCAGAGATTCAAGTTGTAGGAAGTGATTTAAGATTAAGTCCTGTCAACCCTATTTTAGAATTGGCTAAAGATTACGCACGTGATAAGTCAGTATTAACTATTTATAAGTTTCAAAAAGGTTTTCCAGTTCATTGGCGTTATAGTTCTGTTTGTAAGTCATGCGCTGGATTAGGTAAAACAGGCGATAAAACTTGTAGTTCATGTGATGGTAAAGGATATCCACGTAAGGCAGATGTAAGTGATATGCACCTTTTACCAATACCAAAAGAAGGACAGCCTTTTTTAGGTGATAAAGTAGCAGGATTTAGTACACCTGATTTAGATACATGGAAACAGTATAAAGAGGATTTACGAGATATGGAACTTCTTATTGAGGATACCATTTGGGGAACTGATAAAACGCATCAAGTAGATAAATCAAATGAAACCGCAACAGGTCGGTTTATAGACGTTCAGCCTATTTCTAACACTCTAAATCAGTATTCAGATGTAGTTGAGTATATTTATAACACTTTGGCTAATTGGACGCTTAATTTCGTTGATTTAACAAAGCCTAAAGACGAATTAATATACCAGCGTTCTTTTGGTCGTAGGTATATTATAGAAAGTCCTGATGTGTTATTAGAGAAGTATGGAAAAGCAAAAGAGCAAGGCGATAATAATACGATACTTGACAAGCTGTTAGAAGAGTTAATATTGTCTAAGTATAAGTCAGACCCTTATATGCAATCAAGGATGTTAAAAAAGGCTAGAGTTGAGCCTTATGTTCATCAATCAATTAGTGAGGTTTACGATTACTTCGGCAAGGTAGAAGCTAACAAAAAGGTATTATTTCAAAAGTTTTGGCAAGATGCGGATAAAGAGAAAACCGTTGAACAGTTGAGTAATGAGTTTGATGCTTATTTTACCACAAATAACAAAATAAAATCAGAAACACCACAAACACAAGCTATTAATTAATTTTGTATATTTGTATTAAACACAAGGCAAAATTATTATGAAAGAAGAACTTAAAATTTATGAAGTTGAATTTGAAGGTATATATCCAGTTGGAAACTGTTTGATTTTATGCGCTTATAATATTCTACAAGCAAAAGAAATTGCTAAAAAAACAATAATTCATACTAAAAACATAAAGGTTAAAGAATTTAAAATAGAAAAACCACAGGTTATAATATACTTGAGTGGTGATTATTAATTTAAAACAATTATAAATGAAAGTAGTAGAAAAACGAAAACTATTAGCAAAGGATGCAAAAGGATTCTTTGTAAACAATGACAATTACACTTTATTGAGAACTAGAGCAGTTATTCAAGATGAAGTTGTAGAAGAATCAAAACACAGTTATAAAGAGACTGGTATTATTTGGGTAGTTGATGAGAAAGCAACTAAAGAATGGTTAGAAGCTAAACAGCCTAAAAAACAAAGTGAAGTTTTGGAATTAGAGTTTGAAGGTTTAAAAATAACCGAAGATAATTTAGACGACTTCATAAAAGATAATGACATTGATTTAGGTAGAACATCTACAGTTCAAGGTAAATTATCAAAAGTTGAAAAATGGATAAAAGAACAAAATAAATAAACATGAAGATTAAAATCGGTAATAAAACTTTTGAGGTTTCAAAAGAAGTATTGGAAAGTAATCCAGAGGAAATTAACATCGAGTTTGATGGAACATTAAGAACACAAGACGAAGAAAGTGTATTTATTGAGAATCACAAAAAAGACGCTCGTAAAGAGGGTTTAGAAATCGCAGTAAAACAATATCGTGATGAGTTCGGATTCGAGGGCAGAAGCATAGATAAACTAATTGAAGCCGTGCAAAAGAAAACTTTAGAAGATGCTAAAATTGAGCCAGCAGAACAACTAAAGAAAATACAGGCGACACTTCAAGAAAAAGAAACGGCATTACAAAACGCTTTAACTAAAGTAAGCGAAAAAGAAAATGAGTTTAAGTCGTTTAAAAACCAAACTAAATTAGACCAATATTTAGACGGTGTAATACCACAAAACACAATACTACCTAAGGAAGATATTAAATTAATCTTAAAAACTAAGATGAAGTTTGATATTGATGAAAATGGTAGTGTATTAGCGTTAGACAATCAAGGGAATGTTATTAAAGACCCTACAACAGCAAATCCAAAAGAAGCTAAAGAAGTTGTAGAATCATTCTTTAAAGACAATCAAACTTACTTAAAACCTATTGAGGGTGGTTCTGGTGCGGGTGATAGCGGTTCAGCAGGTAAGAAGAAATCTATTGACAAATTCATTGAAGAAATGAACTCTAAAGGTGTTAAATTAAATTCTCAAGAGTTTAACGATACATTAAAAAAAGAGGTTGAAGCAGGATTAGTTGAAGTTGATTAATATGATAGCTAAATTAAAAGAGTTGGGGTTTAAAACCGCCCCAACTTTAAATCATTTCGTAAAGAAAGTTAAAGACTTAGATTTAATACTACAATACGCTAAGTTTTTAGATAAAGAGCCAAAACGAACAGAC